CTAAAAGCATACCTGGGCGTGCTTTTTACTTTGAGACATACTTGCCAGAATATGGTGCAATGTATGACAAACTTCCTATTAGTGCATTTGTACGGTCCCCTGAAACTCCAGTCACAGACATGAGTTTGGAGAACCTACAATTCTGGAATTGTATGGATTATGGTGTTGCATGTATGAACAAAGGATTTGTCTCATCAATGGACTGTGAGGTCTTTACTAGAGATCATGGTCTTATGAGAGGGCAATACTTGTTTACACTTGATAACTACCATGCAAATCCGGATGTAATAGATAACAATGTAAGTGAAGTGCCACAAGAGCACAAATCACATAATTGTATCGCATTGAACAATGGTCAGTATGCATTGTATCCTAATAACAGGATGCGTCTGTATGACCTCTCTATTACCCCCGAGGAACCCAAGTTCCCTGACTTTAAAGTATCTACTATAGAATACCAAGTAGAGGCAGGAATCGACTGGGGACGCCTTGGAGACACCGATGATTATTTTTGGCAAACACAACAGGAGAAACAAAATGGGACACCCTAATCGTTTAGACGGATCAGTTGACAAAGGTGAAGACTTTGTTAATGAAGGCATGACACTCATCACCGAGACTGATAGTGATAAGTATCTGAACATGTCAGCGAAACGTAATCGCAACAAAGCAAAGAATGAAGAGATCTTTGATTCTCAGGAATGGGCGGATGGATTCGTTGGTAAGTGATAAATAGTAACATTCTACTGCTGTGTCTAGATGCCGACCTTTCAGACATTTAAAGATCTGAGCATTACCTTTAAGAAGCATCCTGTAAGTGATGATTTAGTAACGGTAAAAGATAAGGCAGCTATCGTTCAATCGATTACTGCCTTACTTCTTACTAGGAAGGGAGAAAGACCATTTCAACCGGAATTAGGTTGTGATATTCAAAATATATTATTTGAACCATTAGATTATGGTAGTGCTGGTATTCTCAGATCAGAAATTGCAGATGTATTGAATCGTTACGAACCACGAATTCGTGTTAATACTATCAACTGTATACCAGATGATATGAGTAATGGATACGAAGTTGAATTATCTTATACTATTGTAGGTAGAGACGATACACCAGTAGCAGTAGAATTCTTCTTAGAGCGCACACGATAATGCCATATACTCAGGTTGCTAATTTAGACTTTGAAGATATCAAAGTTGCTCTGAAAGAATATATCAGAGCACAGTCAGATTTTACTGACTATGATTTTGATGGATCGGTCCTTTCAACATTAATTGATACACTTGCCTATAATACCTATTATACGGCGTTTAATGCTAATCTGGTAGTCAATGAACTATTCATTGATTCTGCCACCTTAAGAGACAACGTAGTAGCGATTGCGAAGCAATTAGGATACAGACCCAAAGGTATCACCTCTCCTACTGCCTATGTTTCTTTCAATATAACTTATGGGTCACCAACAACTGATACTGAACTCCTACTGAAGAAAGGAACAGGGTTTATCAGTTCGTTTGACAACAACATTTATCAATACATCACATTAGAGGATGTAACAGGACAAGTAGTTAACAACGTTGCAACATTTGATAATGTTGAGATTAGAGAAGGAACACAAATTCTCAATACGTTTACTGTTAACACATCATTAACATCTCAAAGGTTTGTTCTTGACAACCCAAACATCGATACCAATACTATTAAAGTAAAAGTATATCCTTCTGGTGGCAATTTTAACGAATCGTATCTAGTTGCTGATAACATCTTAAACGTTGATTCTACATCAAAAGTTTTCTTCATTGAAGAGATCGAAGATGATAGGTACGAAATTTTATTAGGCGATGGTGTTTTAGGCAAAAAAGTTGATAATGGATCTAGAGTAGAAGTATCTTACCTTACAACATCAGGACCAGAGTCTAACGGTGTTAGGACATTTGTGTTTTCTGGTGTTATTGAAAATCCAAATGGTGTATCTCCAAACTCTTTTAGTACTGCCATTACTAATGTAAATGCTTCTTCCGGTGGAGAAGATAAAGAGTCTATTAAGAACATCAAGAGAAATGCTCCAAAAATGTATGGCACACAGGATCGTGCTGTAACTGCTCAAGATTATTCTGCTATCATTCGTAAAGTATATCCATCAGTAAGTGATATTATTATTTTTGGTGGCGAAGACCAAGATCCACCAGAGTATGGTAAAGTTTTTATTGTATTAAAACCAAAAGATGCATCTTTCCTCACATCATTAACAAAACAAGAAATTATCGAAGATCTAAAGAAGTATATGGTTGCTTCTGTTAGACCAGTTATTGTAGATCCATCAATTTTATTTGTTGAGTTGACTTCTAAGGTTTATTATAGTGGCGAGGCAACAGATTTAAAACCAGCACAGATTAGAGATAAGACAATTAATTCTGTGCAGTCATATCTCGATACTTCAGATATTGAAAAATTTAATGGTAAGTTTAGATTCAGTAAATTAGTTAGTGTTATTGATGACGCAGATCCATCAATCAACTCAAATTTAACAGAAGTAACTATGAGAAAGGATTTTTATCCTAGTCTCAATTCCACTTTCTATTATGAAGTATGTTTCCAGAATGCTTTCGATAAAGATTGTGAAGAACCTACTCTGTCGTCAACTGGTTTTAGGGTAACAGAATACCCTACATTTGATGTATATTTGGAAGATAGGGATGGCAAAATTGTCCTATATAGAATAGATAGCGTAACAGGCGAAAAAGTTGTTCTAGACAGTAATGTTGGAGATATTGATTATGAAAAAGGAGAGTTGATTATGTATGCTCTTACTATCATAAAAGGATCATTTTTCGACAACCGCATTTCTGTTAGAGTAAAACCACTTCTTAATGATATCAAGGCACTCCGTGAGGTATACCTTGACGTTGACGTTGCCAATTCATCGTTCACTGCATACAAAGAGTAAAGTAAATGCCTTCTGTAAAGACTAAAAGAATTTCTACTCTAATTGAATCACAACTTCCAGAATTTATTTCTTCTGAATATGAACTGTTTAGTAAGTTTGTAGAGAAGTATTACGAAGCACAGGAAGTACAAGGTGGTCCTTTGGATGTTTTAAGTAACATTCAAAAATATGCTGACATTGATTATTACGAAAAAAATCTACTTAATCAGAAAGATTCTATCATTGCTAACATTAGCATTAGTGATACAATCATTACTCTTGCAGATGCTCAGTCTTTTCCAGAAAAAAATGGATACGTAAGAATTGACGATGAAATTATTTTCTATGAAAGTCGCACCAATAACCAATTGCTGAATTGCTCTAGAGGAGTAAGCGGCAATACTAAGTTAGGAGATCTATACAATGCTTCTAATTTTTCTAGTACAACTGCTACAGAGCATTTAGAAGGTGCTGAAGTCTATAACATCAGTAATCTATTCTTATATGCTTTTGTAAGAAATTTTGAAAATCAATACCTCGGATCATTCCCAGAAAAATATCTTAGAGGAGAGGTAGATAAAAGAACGCTGATTAAAAATATTCAGAAGTTCTACAAAGCAAAAGGAACAGATGATTCTATTAAATTTATTTTTAATACTATTATATCTGACGATGTAGAAAACAAACCAGAAGTATACCACCCAAGAGAATTTACATACAAATCCTCTGAATCTGATTGGATCAATGTATATGCTCTTAAGGTAAAAGTAGTATCAGGAAATCCAAAAGACTTAATTGGCAAGAAAATAGTACAGTCTCCAACAGATGATTATGGATATGCATCTGCTACTGTAGATAATGTTATTGCTCAAGGTACAATTGACGGTGAAGTAATCTGGAATATTGTTGTTGCTCCAGAAACTGTCAATGGTGAATTTCAAATTTCAACAAAAACTAAATTAGAAAATACCATAGCACCAACTCTTGGAGCAGGTGATAGAGTTAATGTATTTTCTACGATGGGATGGAGTTCTATTGGAGAAATTTTAATTGGCAATGAAATTATTAAGTTTTCTGATAAAACAGTAACTCAATTTATTGTTAGTGAAAGAAGTTTATCTGTAGAGCATCTGCGAGGTAAATTTGTTTATAAACCAGTTACAATCGAAGGTTCTGATGTTACATTACTAACCTTGGGTGTTGTTTATGATGCTTTGCCTGATGTTTCAGAACCTTACTCGTTTACAGGTGATACTGTACAAGTATCGCAACCTGGATTTAAAACATCAGATCCCAGAATTGTTCAAACTGGAACTAATCAACTTAGGTGGATTCAAGATACTGGAACATCAATAACATCAAGTACTAATACACCAGTAGAACAATCACTTGCTGGAATTTCTAATAATGTATCTGCTATTTTTGCAGATGATCAGTATTACTATATCACATCTTCCAGTTATCCATCATATAATATTTTTGATGGTCCCATTATCACACAACCTGTCCAAGATCAAAAAATACTTAGAGTCCTCAGAAAAACTCCTGTAGTAACAACAGAAATTTACAAAACGCAAAAAAGAGATGTTGGTATCTTATTAAATGGTGTTCCCATTTATGGATATAAAGATTCGGAAAGTTTACGTTTCGGAAAACTCGAAGAAATTCGTGTAGATAATAGAGGACGTGGATATGTCAATCCTCCATTTGTTGTAGTTGATGGTCTTGCTGGAAGAGCAAGGGCACAGATGGTTGGTAATGTTGTTGATAGTATTATTGTTGATACAGACATCGCATTCCCAGTCACTCCTACTGTAGAGATTACTTCTGGAAGAGATGGTGTTGCTAGAGCAGTTGTAACAGGCGGAGAAGTAACTAGTATAGTCGTAGAAAATCCTGGTAAATTTTATTCAACACCACCTATTGTAAGAATTACTGATAAAGTTGGCAAAGGAAGATTTGCTGAATATAATACAGTAATTGATAGAGATGGATCTATTGTAGAATTTACTAAAGTTGCAAGTGGAACATTATACACACAACAAAACATCCTAGTAGAAATTATTCCTGTCGGAACAGGTGCCGAAATAACACCACTACTAAAGGAATGGAACAAAAACCGTTATTCTAAATTAGAAGAAAATTTAGATAAGCAGTACGGTTATGTATTTGAAAATATAAACAATGTTCTCGAATATGGATATGGTCAAGTTGCGAATCCAAAAGCACTTAGGATTCAATTAAATGATAATTTAAATTCTGCAGATACCGAACCAGCAAACAAAACACATTCTCCTATTTTAGGTTTTGCTTATGATGGCAATCCAATCTATGGTCCATTTGGACATGAAAATCCATTGGATCAGTCTTCATCAATTGTAAGAATGACTTCTAGTTATTCTTTATCTGGAAATAGACAAGATGGTCCTTCGCCAATAGAGTATCCATTAGGATCCTTTATCAATGACTATGTTTATTCACACAAAAGTGGATCCTTAGATGAAAACAATGGTCGTTTTTGTATAACCCCAGATTTTCCCGATGGAACATATGCTTATTTCATTACTATTAATAGTAGTCAAGTACCACAGTTTCCATATGTTTTGGGAGACAAATATTATTCTCTACCAGTAGATAGTAATTATACTACTACAATTAATCAAAACGATATTCCCAAAAATGCCAAAAGATTTTTTACTCCCGGAATGTTGGGTAATGGTGATGGATTAGTAGCTACTATTTCAGAAGTACGATCGGGAACTGTGGATAATGTTGTTATTGATAGTTCTTCTAGTAATTTTTCCGTCAATTCGCAGTTGTACTTTAATAATGCAGGAACTGAAGGAAAAGATGTCAATGCATTAGTATCTTCAGTTGAAGGAAAAGGTGTTAATTACTTACAGAGTAAAGAAGATAAAGTTGTAAAACTAACAACTATTCAAAATGCTTTCTTATTTGTAGATGATACATTAAGACAACCAGCAAGTGGAGCATCGGGTTCAATTGTAGGAACTGTTTCCAATGATAATTTGATTGTACTCAAAAATGTAGTAGGAACTTTCAATAATACTGGAACTTTTTCTGCTGATATTAAAACATTCATTCTTACCATAGACCAAGATAGTAATTATACTAAAGGTGCCATCTTAAGTTTAACTGATGGTGTTAATCCAGCGATTGCTACTGCAGAAATCTTAGAAGGAACTAGTAGGCAGAACACAGTCACTATTAAAGTATTATCTGGTGTATGGATTGTTAATGATGATTATTACATCCAGTCAGATAATCTTTTCAACACATCTGGGTCTAAAATTATTACATTAGTTTCGTTGAGTGATAATTTAGAACCATTTGAAGTAAACCAAAGTGTTGCTTTGGTAGAGACTACAGAAGATCATGGATTAGCAATTGGAGACTCTGTTGATATTAATATATTTCCAGATGATTCTACAAAAACCAAAACATATTATATCAGAAAAAGATTATACCAGCAAGTATCATTTAGTCCTCCATCTAATACAACAACAATTAATTTTAATGGTATTGGTAGATTTTCTATTTTAAATGGTGGAGCAGACTATACAGAAGGAACATATACTGATATTCCAATTACAGGAGGTTCTGGTTCTGGTGCTATTGCGAACATTACAGTATCTGCTGCCGGAGTTGTTAATAATATCACTATTACAAATGGTGGTACTGATTATAAGAGAGGAGATTATCTTGGTGTAGATGATGATCAACTACAAAGATCAGGAGCATCTTTAAGTTCTTCCAGATTAGCATTGTATGTTGATCATGCAGGTGTTTCATTCAACGCTACTACTATTGAAGTTAAAACTTCAAAAGGATTTGCTGTAGGAGATTTATTAAGTATTGGATCCGAGATTGTAGAAATTTCTGCTATCAATAATAATACACTAACAGTAATTAGATCCAGAGAAGAAACTATTGCTGTAGATCATTATGATGGAGCATCTATTTCTTTATACAAACCTAGATATAATTTTTCGGATAATTTTAAAATTACTTCTGCAAATGGTAGTGGATATATTCAGTCGTATGATTTAAATACCCAAAATGCTACTATCGTATTTGATTATAGTATCGATAAGCGAGAAGCAGAAGCAATAACATTGAGTACATCATTTTTTGATGAAAGTAGTCAACAAAGATTAGTATCTATTGTCTCGGTTGGAGATATTGATTTCAAATTTGAATTCTCAGAAGACAATACTGTATTTACACCAAATCCAAATATCAATGTACAAGAGTTTTATAAGTACATTTTTGATACTTCACACTCTTCTTTGATTGGAACATATTTTGATATGAGTCCAAGCAAGAGTTATAATCTATTAACTACGGAAAAACTTGCTACTACAATTTTACCAGGCAATTCTGGATCATCAACAACAATTAAATTTGGATTTGGATCTGCTTTAGAACAAAATAATTATGATACTAAAGTGGGAACAGATTTCCTCAATTTTTATTACTTTGATAAAAATGGTATTGTAAA